TGCCTTACTAAATTAGAATATATAAAACCAGTATTTCTATTTGGATTCAGACTAATATGATATATCTATTGTTTATTTTTATTTTTCTCTTGCCTAAAATAGTTTATGCGGCTCCAGCTGTTATTGCTATAGGGTACATATTGTCTGTCGCAGGTGTAGGTATGTATGCGTATACAATAGCATCAGTTATTGTTACTGTACTAACTGTAGCAGCTATAGGGTACTCTATTTATAGTTCTATAGCTCAATCAAACTCATTAAAAGATAAACTAAAAACTCCTGGAAGTAAATACTCTGCAAATAGTATCGATAATACTTGGTCAAACGAAGGAATTGTTCCTATAGTATATGGCGGCCCTATTGTTATGGGGGGTAATATAATATGGCAATCAGACCCTGGATCAGTGGTAAAGAGGTTCATTGCTTTTTGTGTAGGGGAAGTCAGTGCAATAACTAATGTATGTATTGATGAAACAGCTATAGAAGCATTAAGTGGATGCAGTTATACGGCATATTACGGAACTTCTGCGCAAACACCCGATTCCAGGTGCGCGAGTGCGGTAAGCGGACTTAAAGATCTTGCTTATTTAGCATTGACATTGACCGCAAGCGATAAAGTAACTAGTGGATCGATTAGTTCTTGTGATATTACTGGAAGAAAAATAAAGACATGGAATTCTTCTACAGGCAGTTGGGATACTAATGCACTCAGTTCTTCTAAAAATCCCGTAGCTATTACAAGAGATTATTTATTATTAAGCACTACGGTAGGTGGTTGTGGATTGCCTGAAAGTTATATTGATAATGCAAGTTTTGGCATAGCATCAGAATATTGTGATGTATTGGTTGATGGAACTATAGGAGATTTTGGAACCGAATTTGGAACTGATATAATAACTATGGCTGATACAACCCATAGTTATACTGGGACTAAAGACGGTGCCGGAGTACTTTCAATCGATACCCATTTCTATACTTTCCAAGGATCGATAACCCCTAATCAAGCTGGAAAACCAGTATCGTGTTCTGACTCCTGCATATCACAACATATCTTTAATGTCCCCACCGATATAACCTGCGTTAGGTACAAGATGTACGGTGACGCATGGTACGCATTTGAAGGATCCGCTTCAGTAAGTGTTAAAGTAGAATATACAAATGATGGAACTACTTGGCATACAGTAGCTGGAACAGCAGATTCAGGTACTGGTGGATTTGGGTATATGGGAAAACAAACGATATCTGACTTAGGAGAGCAAGTATTGTATGTCAATATTCTTGCTTGCAAAGGGATTCGTGCATCTGTTGCTTGTTCCGCGAGTGATCGTGATGGTTGGGTATCCAGTACCGCTAAGATATTTGAAATACAGGCATATGGGAGATCAAATTCAGCAGACGAAAAAAGATACGAACTTGACCTAGTTATAGATACTAAACATTCCGCACTTGATAACCTTGCCAATTTCTTTGTTACTTGTAATATGGCCTTAATAAAAAGTGGTGCGCAATACAAGATAATGATAGAAAAATCAGAAGAAACAGCGGTCATGGCTTTTACTGAAGATAATATAAAGAAAGGATCCTTTAACTATGGGTATGGGAGAGCAGAAGATTATCCCAATAAAGTAGGAGTAGAGTGGGTATCCGCACTTGAACCAAGGAATCCAAAGCGATTATCATTTGCTGAAGATGAAATTGACCAAGAAACAAGAGGAGTACACGAAGAAAAAATACAGACATACGGAATAATACGCCAAAGCCAAGCTCTGCGCCTAGCCAAAAAGATACTTTATGAGCGAAAATTAAATGATATTTGGTGTGAGTTTGAAAGTAATATGTCCGCGATGCATTGTGAACCTATGGATGTCGTGAGTATCACGCATTCCAGACCAGGATGGGTTGTTGCACCATTTAGGATAAAGGAAATTACTGAATCAGGTTTTGGAAGGGCTAAATATTTATGTCAGGCGTATAATTCTTCCGTATTAAATGACGGTTATGATACCGCTTATACTAATTGGGATTCTGATAATTCTAATTTATATTATACAGAGAATGAAGATTCAGAATATAAGTTATTGACTGTGGCCGAAGATTATAAAAAATTAGCTCAGTCATTCACTACTATTGATGCGTTAGATATAAGCCAAGTTGTTCTAAAATTAAAAGCAGTAGGGCAACCAGGATCAAGTAGCTCTAGTAGTTCATCCTCTTCATCATGGTCTAGTTCTTCTTTTTCATCAAGTTCATCTTCCATATCTTCAGATTCATCTAGTTCTAATTCAGAAAGCTCAAGTTCAGGATCTTTTTCATCGACTTTTTCTTGGAGTTCATCTTCATCTTCTTCATCAAGCAGTTTAAGCAGTTCAAGTTCCAGTTCTAGTAGTTTAAGCTCTAGCAGTTCTAGCAGTAGTTCAAATAGTTCTAGCTCTAGTTCTAATAGTTCTAGCTCTAATTCAAATAGTTCAAGTTCTAGTTCTAGCAGTTCAAGTTTTAGTTTATCTAGTTCTAGCAGTAGTTCATCTAGCTCTATGAGTTCTAGCAGTAGTTCATCTAGCTCAAGAAGTTCTAGTTCTAGCAGTTCAAGTTCAAATTCTACCAGTAGCAGTTCTTCTTCATCATCTAATTCTAGCAGTTCAAGTTCTAGCAGTTCAGATTCAAGCAGTTCGAGTTCATTATCTAGTAGTTCCAGTTCAGAAAGTTCAAGCAGTTCAAGCCAATCCAGTTCATCTAGCAGTGATTCAATAAATAATGTATGGTTATGGGCTACCATAGAATCAGATAATTCAAACCAGCCAAGTGGAACGATCCTTGCACAAAGTGATTTTGTTTCTACCGGAGATGTTAGTTCTATATTTGATTGGGTAACTTTTTCATTACCTACTCCGTTATCATTGGATGCTGCTACGAAATATTGGATTGTATTCCACGGACATTACACTAAAAGTGATACCGAATATATCACCTGGAAATGTGATGCAAGTTCATCATCTTATAGTTTTGGTGATCTTGCATATCTACTAGATAGAACAGGGTTATGGACGGTTGTTTCCAACGCAGATTTTATGTTTAGGATAGTACAATAACAACTTAAGAAAAACAACGGAGTTTATATGACCCCAAACGAAAAGGATATGAGGCCAGAGTGTTATAAGCGCCATGCTGAGATAGATAACCATATTATTGAAGGTAAGGGATGGCGCATGGCTATTATTGGAATACTCATCACTGTCATAACCCAGGTAGGTGCTTTTCTATTTATGTGGGGAGGGTTGACCAATACGGTGAATAAAAACAGCAGTTACCTATGGGGAGAATTGACCGATTCTGCCAGAGAGAATACACGCAATATGGACAGGCTTATGGTTAAACTTGAGAATATAAAATTGATAGCGGTTGTAGGTGACCAAGGTATTCCAGTTATTCAAGGAGAACAAGGTATTCAAGGAGTGCCTGGTAAAGCGGGGAAGCCTAAATAAGGAGGAACAATGCCTGCACTAATAATAGCGATACTCCCGACTCTTTTAGGTATCATTGCTACTGTTGTCGCATGGAAATTGAATCCTAAAAGAATAATCTATACTGAATTAGATTCAATTTATAGGGAACTTGAAAAACTTTACGGGCGCAGAGATAAAGCGTTGCTAGGTAATGATACTGATGAACTCACTATAGTAAATTCTCTTATAATCAAGTTGATCGAAAGAAAAAACACCTTACTAGCGAGGTTAAAATGAAAAGAATAATCTTGATAGCACTCATTCCTATTATGCTTTCCGGATGTGCATGGTTCAAGAAACAAATTGTATTTTTTAATGATTCTGATAAGATAATGGCTGATGATGCTAAGAAAGGAGTATGTGAAAAAACATCATACCCCTGTGTGGTAATGAGTAAAGGAATGTATCGCAAGCTCACGGACGTGAATGGAATTAAAACAGTTGAAGTGGTTGATTGTTCTCAATGTAAATAAGGAGGTTCCTTATGTTCAAAAACCAAAAGAAAGTAAAGTTGACCGTGGATACACAATTGGATATTTTTGAAACTATATTTTTACACTTACTCGATATACCTTCAATGAGATGGAAATTAAAAAGAATGATCGAATCCCGCGAAAAAGTAGACCAGGCGGAACTTGATCTTAAATTGAAGGTTTTAGAAATAGAGATATTACAACAAAAAGGAGGTGATGTATGAGTTGGTATACCATCGCAAGCACCATAGCGATACCGTTTGTGGTTGCTCTTTTGAAGAAAATTAAGCTACCTTCAAAATGGGCTCCTTTAGCGGCATTCGCAGTCGCAGGGATCCTGGTAGGAATCGGTAAAGTTTTTGGGGTCGAACAGAATGTAAACGACATAGCCCAAGCAATACTTACCGCATTAGGAACAGCAGGTGTTGCAGTATTAGGATACGATACTGCTAAGAAAATAACAGAAACAAAATAAAATAGGAGGGATGTAATGAAGAAGTTAGTATTATTAGTTGCAGTATTGTTGTTAACAGTTACACCAGCGTTTGCACTTTTAGACACTATTAGAAATAACAGCCCTGAACAAGATCAAACACAAGGTCAAGCACAAGGTCAAGCACAGGGTCAATTGCAAGGTCAGGCGCAAGCGGCCATTGCCGCACAAGGGCAGGGGCAAGGGCAAATCGGAGTTGTTTCTACCAATGTTGGCGGGGATACCGTGAAAGATAATTATGCTCTTTCATTCCCTAATGTAAGTGCAGCAGAAGGAACAAATTCTGCAACTGCTACTTATTTATTTGGTAGTTTAGGATTAGCTGATACCGAAATGTATAAGAAAGGCATCGCTACCATTCAGACAGTTCTAGCGGTTCCTGATGATATCATTTCTAAAGAAGAAAAGAAAGTTCTTGTCAACCAGGTCATCGCTAAAATGATGGCTTCTATCAGAGCTAAAAGACTTCTTGGTATCGGTCCTGAACAACACTCCAAAAATCTGTTCAACCTATTCGGTGTTATTTCTACCGATTCAGTATGGGCAGAAGGACAGCAACCGTTCCAAAAAAAGAAAGATATTAAGTAATATTAGCAACAAAAAAGCCCACTTTATGAGAGTGGGCTTTTTTTATGCCTAAAAGAGGCGATTTAAGACACGATCTCCTTTAGATGTACGCATATACGATATTGCTTGTTTTGGGTAGAGTTCGTTGAAATGTCAAGCGTGAAGAATTGAAAATAGGGGCATTTTTAAAGATTGTCCTACTTCTTCTTAAAGACCCAAAAGTAGGAGTGAAACTTTCTTGCATGCCTTTGGACTAGATTTGGATTGAAAATCCTGGCATTTGCTACTAGGATAAATAGATCTTGAGCGTAAAAACCCATCTCTTCAGCTATGGTATACACTAAGCAGTGGGTCATAGTAGTAACCGAATCGGTATAATCCTGGCATTTCCATATCAAATACCCACCTTTGCGCAGTACGCGGTAGAACTCTTTGGCACTTAAAAAGTAATGGTCATAGAGTTCTTTATAATCCTGGTACACGGTGAATCTTTTACTCATAATATTATTCTTTACTTGGCCGTGGATCCCGAAACAAAATGGCGGATCAAATACGATTGAATTTAATTGATCTTTTTCAAATGGTAAATTGCATGAAGTTGCTTGTACGGTATCGGGTGTCTGCGGCTTAATATCAAACTTATACTTCGGCGCCTTAATATTCTTATAAAAGTTACCTTTAGAATATGTCGGATCACAATCGAATCCATCCGGGCAGTAAAGGTCAATGATGCTCTGCAATATTTCATCCTGTGAATATGATACTGAACTAATTACCTTTTTCATTTTTGGATGACTCCTTTTTTTTAATTTCTTTTCTTACGCAGTATTTACAGATATAACCTACTATAAAATCCTTAGTTTCTCCTTTCTGGTTTGTTCTTTTTTCATGCGCGGTTAAAGGGAAGTTATCTGATGTAGCACTTAAAGATTTGCTACAAGACCGACAAGTTATATTCATTCTAGCATCTCCGTTCCTATTATTTCAGCATCAAAAATACCCATTATTTTCTGCACATCCTTATCCGCTTCAGCCCGGCGCCTTAAATAAAGTGGAGCTAACTTGTTCTTTTCCGCTGTGGTTAATTGATCAAATATGTCATCTAAAGGCTTTTCGTACTTAGTTCTGAAGTTATTCTGAATCTTAGCCCAGCGAGCTTGGTCTTTTTGTAGTTCAGTAGCGTTTTTGACCAGATATTCCAATGCTTCGACAAAATTCTTGTATCTCTCTTTAAATTCAGTTACTTGCGACATTTTTCCTCCTTAAAAAAACCTGTTATGAGCATAACGGTATAACGGATCGTAACGGTATGACATTGAGGTTTTGCAATAGTTTATATCAAAAAACCAACAGGTATGGTCAGATTCCTTAAGATATGACATATATTTATTTTCATTAAAAAACAGCCTAAAAAAACATATATGCGTCATATCTTAAGGGATTTAACTATACTTGTTTGTTTTTTGGTATAAACCATTGGCATTAGAAGAAAACATAACCGTTATGGCAACTTCCGCGTAGAATCGTTTTGTGCCTTTTGGTCCATATGAATTTGGTAAGAATATCTGTATGGATCAGCATAATGTTTATGGCAAAGACCCTTAGAATGATGTTTTGCATAACATCCTTTGACAGAACAAAGTTTTGGTAAAGAAATAACTGTACGTACTCGTTCTGGAGTTCTATGTGGAATGATATGAAGTACTTTTTCTTTTTTTACCTTACGCAGTCCACAAGATACCTCACGCTCAAGCCACTGTTGCTGTGTCAACTTGAGATATCCTATATTTCTTTTAGCATTAGGATGAACAAGATAAGGATCTTTCAATGGCCCATATTTTTTCTTTTTTCTGTTTAAAATGTATGCTTTATTTTTTTCATAGTATTCTTTTTGGTGTGCTGGAATATCCTGTATCTTGCATTCCTGGCATCTCCTTGATGCAAATGTATCACTCTGATATTCCTTTTTACACTTATGGCATATTTTATTCATCAAGCAACCCTTCTGGAGCGTCTAGAGTAACTGGGTTCAATGGCTTACCATTTATAGGGTTATAGAATAGATTCTTATCGCAAGGGTATTTGTCATACAGATCCTCAACCTTTGGGAGGAAATTAAGTGCGCCTGTAGAATAATCTATCCCACGCTTACTGATCTTGAATACAGAAGCCTTACCTTTTCCCCCAGAAGATAAGGCAGAATAATCTATAAGCCCACCTGCAAGAAGCGTATACATCCATTTCTTGACCTTTTCTACTTTCCAATCCAGTTCTTCTGCTACTGATTTATGAGTAAAGTTGAATTCAACATCTGGACCCATCCCCAAGTTCTTGAAGTTCTCATTCATTGAGTTAATGGCTTTCCATATATCTTCTGCTGATGGACCTATTTCGTATATGGTGTAAGTCAAAATAGACTCTGCTACGCATTTAGCAATATAATAATCTGCAAGAGTAGAAACTAACTTACTCCCATTATCCTTTATCTTCTCTTGTTTCCTATGGAATTGGTGCAGGACTGTTATTATTTCTATTAAAACCCTGAATCTCTCCCTATCCCTGCGTATGCGTACAGGCTTATCCGGGAAGCTCGCGAATACCTCTTCCGCATAAGGGATTATTACTTTAAAATCAGGATTAAGCAATCTTTGCGTATTCTTCCATAGGTTAAGTTCTTTTTCATCTACCTTGAAATCTTCACCTTGCGCCCTACGGATCGTCACATCACCTATAAGCCTGGTTAATTGCGGTGAATCATCAGAGAATACAGAGAAATTCCTTGTTTCATTCTCATCAAACATCTTGGCTTTGGTGGTTGTGATCAGAAATCCAACTGGACCTTTTACACGCTTGGTGATTGTTTCCATATTCCCTGTATTGGGATCCTTCACAGGCATCATTAAGATAAGATCTCCTTCAGATTGAGCTGTCCTGATAGAGTAATCCGCGCTTTCAGATCCTGGGAGTTCGTTGACGTATATAATTCTATGCTGCATTCCGTCTTCTTGCAGATGGTAGAAAGCGTTTTGCGTAGCTCTAGTAATAAAATGATAGCCTTCTTCTGGGATAAGTTTTTGGATATTTTGGCATGAGAAAGATTTTCCACTTGAAGATTCTCCTTTCACTGTTATAGACAATGGGTCTTTTAATATCCTTGAGGTAAAACATAAGTACACCATAAGCCTGGCGATCTCTTCGCCAACAACCCCCATCCTATTTGTGGCATCAATCACCTTGTATAATAAGTCTGGGGTGCTTTCAAGATACTTTACCGCTTCGTTTTTCTCCTGCTCTGTCATTATGTAGAGTTGTTTCGGCGCGGTAAGTTTTTCGTGTTCTTCTTTTTCTAATTGTTTGCGTACCAGATCTTCGATCTTAATCAAGTCTGCATCGATATCATCATCCGCGGCAGCCTTAGAGAATCTTTTCCGGTGGGAAGCCATATCAAGGTTTATCAGATCCTTGAATATAATCTTATCTCCTTTTGAAAGAGTAAGGGATATCTTGAACTTAGAACCTTGGGTAAACTGGAAATTAGTCAAGCGGTATTCATATTCTTTCTTCCTGAATACCATGATCTCCGCATCACGGAATATCATCGTGATGATACCTTTTTCTATCTGATCTTTCCTAGCTTGGGCTTGCATCATAGGACATACTGCTTTGTCGCAGTAATTCGTTATGATGCCGTCTTCGCATCCGTAGCCCTTATAATTACCCTTGAATACTGATTCTACTATAGTAAGTATCTCTTTGTCGCTTAATGGTGCCGCATTCTTTGCGTTCCAATTTTTCAATAGAACTCCTATATCATCACGCGGCATATTGCGTTCTTTGAAGAATATAGTCAGTCTAAAGCAAGCATCGTTCCTATGACCTTTTTGAACTCCTTGTTTTATTTTTTCTATACAAGGTAAAACCTTGGTGAATGTTCTTGTTTCATCTAGAGATCCTTCTTGCATCACTACTTTTCTGCGCTCAAGAGAATTTATTTCTATTAATTCTTCGATGACAGATATATCCGTATATTCTATTTTATTTAAATCTTGGGAATGATCTATGATGATATTGTTCTTATCATCAACAAAAACTGTTTTTCCATTCTTTGTATCCCCACCAAATAACGGAAGGAATATAAAATTACCAAACTGGTTTTCCCCCACTTCATCTTGTTTAGGAAATAATTCACATTTTATCTCAAGTTCTTCAAGGATCATCTCGAATACTAAGCGAGGTTTTACCGCTTCGATAGGCTTATTGAAGAAACACCAGACATGGAATCCCTTGCTCTTGCTTCGTTCTATCCACATCTTTATCTTAAATTTATCAGCCTTTTGTTTTATCATCAATGCGGTATCAAAATTAGGGAAGTCTATGTCGCATGCGATCCAATGAGTCATTTTTTGTTCGAATATAGGATATACTCCTATGCGCTGAACACCTTCGAGATGATTCTTATATTCTTCTTTAGTCAATGGCTGTTTCAGGCAGATCTGATTTATTCCATAGCAATCTGTTCTTCCTGAAAATAATTTCATAAAATGTGAAGTGGTGGGCATGGTATTCCTCTCTTATCGAAGTAATAAATACATACAAAGAATAAGCAATGCACTAGCAATTAATGCAGAACCTATTAAAATCAATATTATTTTTAACATAACATCTCCTATATAGCGGTTCTCATTTGTCATTGGGAATAGAGAGCGCTTTGACACCCCCATAGGAATAATTAGCTGTTATGAGCCTTGGCCATTCCTTCGATCACCTGCGCCATGAACCTCTGCATCTTTGAGCAATTTTTCAATGAAGTCATTTCATTGATGTTTACTACCTGCTCAGCTCCTAATAAAACTGATACAAACAATGTTGCTTTCTTATCATCAGGATCAACTTTAGATAATTTAGGCAATCCTTTAAGATGATTTTTTACTTCTGATACAACTTTGTCAGGAATATCTCCAATAGTAATTGCGATCTCTGATGTGGTTATCCCTGTTACTAACAATTTAGCTTGCAGTTTCATTTCTCTGTCTCCTTTTTAAATATTTTTTTCAATGTTGATTTGTTAACTCCGTACCTAGCTACAATTTCAAACACTCCTTCCGTATAGGTGCTGACTATTTTTTTTCTTTTCAGCTTTTCCACAGATGGATCCCCGCTTCCTACTATTACATATACCGCATTCGCCACTTTTCACCTCCTTTATGGTAGTTGCCTCCAAGTTTAACTTAAATATTTTTCCTGGAGGAAAATCAAATCCTAATAATTCTCTTACTCCCCTGTAGCACGCAGAGAAGAACCAAGTGTCATCTTTCTTGAGTTTGCAGACTACAAGTTCTCTCTGTCTTTCTATGAACAATTTCACTACTCCCTCGCTTTCAGATATTCAATTATTTCATCTATCTTCTTTTCATGGTCTTGGATAATACACAAGGCTTTTACCAAATTCCCAGGAGTAAACTTGTCTACAAACTCCACATTTTCTGATAGGGTAGTTGGATTATGTTTTAGCTTGCTGGGCAACCCTGGCAACTGTTTGGGCTTGCTCCAGTCTGTGAGGTTGCAGGGCATACCACAATTACTACAAACATAATACTTCCCAGGTTTTTCAGTACCTTCGACTTTTGCAGCTCCTGCCCTGCAACATTCTGATACCGGAAACATCTTGCCTAATGGTTCTGCTTCATGCACAAGGAGGCTTATAAGCGCATCAATTAAATCCTCAATCCACTCCCTGTTATTTCCAGAATAATGAGCTAATTGGCTATCCTGCACTATTCGCCTAATCTGTTCGTTCAATCGTTTCATCTCCCCAACCTCTCTAAGTTGTCTAACATTACTTGACGGCAAGCGTTCCATTCCTTTGAAAAGCCTTCCCCCTTAATTGTCAAAGTATCGTGTGGAGCTTGCCTGTCAATACCGATAGCTAATTGGAAAGTAATTTTTCCAGAGCAGTTACGGACTTTGCAAGCTCACACACGGTTGA